TGTGATCTTAAACAATGGTTGTGAAGAGTATTGGGATCATGGAAGATTACATAATCTTGAGGGTCCAGCTATCACAACTAAAAATGGGAAACAAGTATATTATTTGGGAGGTAGGAGGTTAAACCACCGACAGTGGCTTGAGGCTAAGAATAAATTTAGCTTGAATGAGGATCTTATTAGTGTAAATAGTACTCATGAAGATAACAGGTAAACAAACAGTAGAGATTGAGATCTCAGAAGCGCAAAGGCATTTGATTGCTTTGGATTATATTTCAGAGATATTTGAATGGGATACAGATTATTTTATTGAAGATGGCTGGGTTATTAAAAGGGAGATAGCGCACACCTCTCATTCTTTTGAATTAAAGAATAAGGTTAGAGAGGCGACTAAGAAAGACCTGTGCCTGTATGATATCTTTAAGACTTTAAGGAAGCAGTCTTTTTAATGCAGGGTGCATTTCTTTGGGGTAAACCTTCCCATTTTTTACCTCATAATCTTTGAGGTTTGGCTGAAGTGTTTCTTCATGACTCACGGTCACGCATTTTTGCCTCCCTCAACAAGAAGAGCAAGATACAGATAAGACTGAAGTTATAGCTAAAATTATGGTTTTCTTAATCATGATTGGTCTCCTTTGGCTTTTTCAATTTGATCAGAAGTTGGTGCTCCTTTGTCGCCCTTTTTCCTCATCTTTTCTCCAGAACCCTTTTTGATTCTTTCTTTTTTCTTCCTAATGTTTTCCCAAAGGCTACTGTCAGATTTCTCTTTTTCTTTTAAGATCTCATCGTGACGCTTCATAAAGGTTTCGTGATCAGGTCCAGCCATGTACAAAGTCTTACCTTCTTTTGTTTCATGGGGGTGGATACCTTTTAAACCCATTTTCTTGGCGTCTTCTAGGGCCTCCTCTTTTGTTTTAAAGTAGTGCTTACCAACATCAGGAGAAGCTTTAGAGAAGAATAATGTGCAATCGTCTTCATTGTTGACAACTACAGAAGCTTTACTTTCAGCTTCCTCAAATTGAGAATAGCAAACAGCAGTTCTTTGCTTGTTGTCTTTGAATTCTTCCTTATCTGAAAGGTCTACCATGCAACGACTAATAAAATCAGACTTTTTTTCTCCGCTCTTGGGTTGGGGTAAAGGCATAATATATTTTACACGAAAAAGTCGCAAGTTTAAACAGGATTTGGCCAAATAAGGGGCTAGCTAACTGATCGAGTTAAAGAATTATTTGTGAGCGCAAAACTATAATTAAAATCAATTGAACTATTTCCATCTAAGTCAGTCGATTCTGCTGCAGAAATTAAAGAACAGTCATCTACGCTAAAAAGTATAGTATTGCCAGAACTTTTGTCTAAAGTGAGGTTGATTTTATCTTTGCTTAAAATTAAAGAAGACATATCTAATCCAGTTACTTGGTTCTTTATTACAGAAAAAGATATTTCTCCATTGATTGGGAAGGTTGGGTATCTTCTTTCGGGTACTCTTTTGCCTATTCTCGTTGTAGTTGTTCTTGGTATACTGAAGCTTAAAGAGGCATTTTGTATTGCAAAGTTTTCAGCTTTAAGTTCTGGAGTATAAGGTGGATCTGTTTTTGTGGTGGATACGGAAATCTCTGAAGGTTTGTAAACATTATAAGAATCACTAAGGCTGCTTGTGATGGCATTATCAGGATCATATGAGATGCTATCAGCTTCATAAGATATTGAGACGCTTGGTATTTCTCCTACAGATAAATTTAAAGAATAGCTGGATAGGTATGCGCCTTCTATTTCGTTTTCTCCTGCATTATCTTTTATTTTTATATTGTATTTGTCTACAGAAATCAAATCGTTGAATCCTGCAGTACCAGTAAAAGAAAAGAATGGATCGAAAGCGTTTTCTCCTTCAACCACATGGTAATCCATAGAGAAATTTGTTGTTTGATTCGCTGTTAAGATTCTATCTGTAACTTCTTGATGTCCCAAATTCCTAATCTCATTTATCTGTTTTGAAGTGTCAAATGAAACGGATTGAACTCCAGATATTCGGATGTCTTCAATGAAGACTTGAGTATCACTTGAATGGACGCGAGTAACAGGCATTTGTACTTATTATATACACAATAAAGAAAAAAACCCACTCCCAGAGGAAGCAGGTTTTTGTAATGAATGAATTTTTAATCGTTTTTACTCAACTTTTGAAGCCCTTTTTTCTTTCAACATTGCCTTTGCGAGGATGGCGTAATTAACAATATCGTCACAAGCATCTTCAACAGATTCATTAGCGACCTTTAGTTCCTTATCGTTTGTAAAAGACCTAATTCTTTGGATCTTGTCGATGACTCTAAGCAGTAAGCCTTGCACTGGATCAATGCCAAGGACAGACGCGGCATTAAAATTAGCGAAAGGATCTTTGGAAGTTTTACCTCCAGTGTAATCATTATTTTTTTGTTTCATAATGTCCCGACAGGTATCGCAGGTACTTTTATGTAGTTCCAATAGTTCTTCAGTTGTCATAATTATTTTTTTTTGCTTCCATTCTTTCGATATGCCTTTCCCAAATGTCTTGAGATTTTGATTCTTGGCCGTGTCGCTCTAAAAAGTCTTCTGCTTCTCTAATCCTTTTCATCGCTAGCTTAGCTCTAGCATCATAATAAACCGCGAATGGAAATTTTATCCAACATACGATCCCCGCTAATAATCCCAAGGGCAAGCCTATGAGAATAGACCCTAGGATGATAAAAGATTCTTCTAAAATATTTTTTATTTTATTTTGTACCATTCTGGAGCTTGTCTCTTTGTCCACTTAGCGAAGCGGGATTTGTCATAATTATAATATTCTCTGTACTTTTCCACAATAGAAAGATTTTCGAATTGTGGGTGAGTCCGACATCTTTGGTCTTGACTAATCGCTACAGCAAACTCTGTGAGGGGTCCAGCAGGGACATTTGATCTATGCATATTCAGCATACACCACAGGATAAATTGTTCTGAGAAGTGGTCTTTGTCTGTCCTAAATTTCTTTTCTCTTGCCATTGCTATGCCGTGACGAATTAGCCACATCATATTAGATTTTGTTTTCATGGACCAGATTGTGCAAGGATGTTTGGAATAAGAATGTTTTCTAGCATTACCTTTTTGGCTTCTTGGGCAGTCAGGTTCAGCTAAAGTCTCGACAGTAAAACAATTAGCGAGCATTTGAGCAGTCTCGACGATCATCTTGGATACGTGTTTGTCGCAAAGGTTTTGCGCCGCTTTGTAAGGGTCTTTGTCTGTAACGAATATGTTCATTGCCCAGTTAGGATAATAGTCTATTCTTCTGAGTCAAGTGATTTTTTTCTATTTTTAAGTAGATCTTCAATATCGTAGATATAGCATTGGACTCCATTGAAAATGAAGTCCCACATCGCACTCTCTAATCTAGGCTCAGGCTGGATCTTTTCAAGCATCTCATCGTAGATTTTTCTCTTCTCCAAATCTAAGCCAGCTAAGGTTTGTTGGGCTTTCTTGATTAAATTCAACTCTTCTTTAGTGTCCATTTGTATATTTTAGATTTTGCCTAGGGGTTTGTCAATTACAAGTGTAATTAATATAGATGAGAAAAGTGTCTTCTGTGAACGTTTTAAATCACAAAATTAAAATAGTTTACGAGGAAATGGAGGATTGGGGTGAATGTTTCATGGATGACAAGTTAATTAAATTGAATAAAAAATGCCTCAAAGATCCAGAACAGCACTGGTGGACGCTGGTTCACGAGGTTACCCATATGATATTCGAAATGACAGGGTTGGCATTTATGGAATGTAATGATGAGGAGGCTTATGTCAGATGTGTGGAAAATTTAGTTATTCCTTGGGTACTGGATAACAGTAACTTACGAGGAAAGTGATTTTTTATTCAAAAAAACTATTGACCTCAACTGCATTCTATATATTATGTGGGCATGCAGATCAACAAAGCATTCCAAGACGCCATAGGGCAAGAGTCGGTTAAGCGCACACTCAGTGTGTTTATTGATTCTTACAAGAAGACTGATCGTCTCCCCTTTCTTAACCTTACTACTCAGAAGGGTGGAGGTAAGACGTTCTTCGCTCGTAAGTTTCGTGAAGCTCTTCGGCGTTCTGATGGATCGAAGCCACCGATGCTTGAGATCAATGGTAAGACTATTCGCAATGCTCGTTCTTTTTTTGAGCAGGTCTACCCGATTTGGGTTGAGCATAAAGCTTTTTTGTTTATCGATGAGGGCCACAACCTTCCAAAAGATTTGCAGGAGATTTTCTTGACCGCTTTAAATATCGACAAGAATCCAGTTCGTACTGTTACTACAGACGAGGGTACTTTCCAATTTGATTTCACTAAACTTTCTCTCTGCATGGCTACCACCAACCAAGAAAAATTATGTGAGCCTTTGCGTGATAGGCTTAGAGATGTTTCTTTCGAGGAGTACAAGGAGAGTGAGCTTTACAAGATTTTCAAAAGTAATCTTGAGTCCAAGGTGAATATCGATGTTTCTGCTGAGAAAGATATCATTTCGGTTTTTCGAGGTAACCCAAGAGACGCTGTAGTTAAGGCAGAAGACGCAAAGACTTTTGCGGCTGCGACTAATGTCAAGAAGATTACTAAGAAAGTTTGGTCTGATATGTGTCTAGCTATGGGGATCAATCCGAAGGGGTTGTCAAACTCTGAGATGCAGATTATAAGGATTCTGCGAGATCGAGGGGCCATGACCCTAAATGGGTTGTCATCAGTCACGGGCTATCAGAAGCAAGCCATCCAGAGGGACTATGAGCAGATCCTACTCAGGAAGGATCTCATGGAGATAGATGTCAAGCGCAAACTGACTAGGGAAGGTCAGAAATTTGCGAAAACAATTTAATTCAAGAAAAGTGAATTTATTGAGTAAAAAGTGCTTGACCCAACAATTTTATTATATAGAATACACCCATGTCCAAACAAGATAATTCAAAACCCAAAGTGGTTGTCACTGTCAATGGCAAAACTCTTGACTCAGACACCCCGTGGAATCTCATCTATAGCTTAGAGGAGGCTTTGAAGGAAGCGTCTTTTATAAAGCAGGGCTCTTGTATCGAGATCTTGAGTGAAGAGGCTAGGGCAGTCGTATCTAAATGCGGGTACTAATTTCAACCAACAAAAAAAACTAACTAACTAATACAATGGCAAAACGTGGAAGACCCAAAGGTGGCACATCATTCGTGAACATCAATCTAGAGCAGCTTAACGATCTCTTTGGTCGTAGGCAATCAATACCTGTATCTAGAGTCTGGCTAGAGAAGCTAGACATTACAGTTGAAGAAGCTCAGACAGCAGTGATCAAAAGTGATTCTGCCGCGACAGAGAGTTCCGATAAGATCGAGATCAACCTTACAGCCTAATGTCTGAAGTCAAGAAGTACGATGTCTACAATCGCAAGGGCGACTGGATGGGAGGATATTCAATTGATCTTGAGAAGATTAACCCTTCAATCTGTTGTTTCGAGATGGCTAGACAAAATGCGGCTCAATGCAATGGAAAAGTAATCGCCATCTCTGAAGATGGATCAGAAAAAACAGTATACCCAGAAAAATAATACAATGAGATTAACATACGAACCAACGACAGATAACTGGTCTTCGAAGAAAGACCCGAAGTTTATGCAAAGCACTTTGAGTCTTGAGCACCCAATGGATGACATGACCCTTACAGACTTTATGGATACTATGGTTGTCCCTATGCTTCTGTCTATGGGCTACTCCCAAGTCAGTATTAACTCAGTCATTGATACAGATGAAGATGCTTAAGCGCATATTT